GCGACATGTCAAGCACCATTACCGTATTCGAAATCCTCACTCTCGCGGGGGCGATTATTGGAATATACTTCAAGCTCCAAACCGAAGTCGGAAAGCTAAAGGGCCGCATCGCTATGCTAGAGAAGCAGGAGTTGCAGGTCATGAGCATGTTAGAGAAGCTTGTTGTTTCTGTCGACGAGCTCAAGCTGCTCCTAGCGCAACAGGGAATCAAATGAAGTACTTCACCTACTCCGAGTTCGACAGCCCCGACCTTCCCGGCTCGGGCCATGAGATGCAAGAGGTGTTCTTGGAGAAGCTGGATTTGGCTCGTGGGCTCAGTAACGTACCCTATGTCATCAACTCTGGTTTTCGGACACCGGAGCACAATGCTGAGGTGGGGGGAGTCCCGGGAAGCAGCCATTTAACGGGCTGGGCAAGTGACGTCCGTGCCGACAGTTCCAACCGCAGATTCATGATTGTCAAGGGCCTCCTCGAGGCTGGCTTCAATCGCATTGGCATAGGCCAGAATTTTGTGCATTGCGACTGCGACCCTAGTAAGGTCGGAAACGTCATCTGGTTATACTGAATTGTGTACCTTGGTTCTATGATTGATTTCATCTCAGAGAACTGGATTGCCCTCACCATCGCGGCGATGGCTTTCATTAAGATTATCGTGAATTTAACTCCAACGGAAGCTGACAATGCTGTATTTGGTTACCTCGATATCCTTATTACTGCTGTTACTGGCGACCGCCGTAAGAAGAAATAAGATGGCTAAGATTAGTAATGCAACTAGCTATCCGAAGAAGACTTCTCCGGTAGGTGCGGATACCGTTATTGGTACCGACTCTCAAGACGGTAATGCAACCAAGCAGTTTCCTGTCTCAGGCATCATCGGTGCTGTCGCCACTAGCGGTAGTGTAGTTACTTCTGTAAACGGGCTGGGCCCCATTAGCTCGAGCCCTACTACAGGCAACGTAGCTGTTTCGCTAGATACCGTCCCCAATGTTCAAGCCTCGTATTCGTACGCCAACGTTACTGTAGACCAGTACGGAAGGGTTGTTTCGGCATCTACCAATACTCCGGTAGAGTCTGTGAACGGTATTGACGGAAATGTTACGCTTAGCGCCGGCACCGGAGCGAGTGTTGTTACTGACCCGGCTGACCCGCAGAACATTATCATCTCCACCACGGGCAGCGGTGGCGGCGGTAGCGTGACCCAAGTTCTTGGCGGCACAGGCTTGGACACTGTTCCAGTAGGAGGAATTACCGCCACGGGAACCATCAGCCTTGCGGACACTACTGTTGCTTCGGGAGACTATACCAACGCCGATATCACTGTCGATGCTCAGGGCCGTATTACGGCTGCGTCTAACGGCGACGGTCAGCCCAACCAAGACCTACAGTCCGTATTGGATGCGGGGCAGTATGCTACCAACAGTTTCATTTCTCTTAGTGGCTCAAACACTGGCTTTACCGCTCTTACTGGAGCCGCTACTGTTCAGGACGTCACATGGAGCGGCGATGGAGAAGGCAATACGCTATTGCTTGAAGGAGAGCTAGAGCTTAAAAAGAATCTAAAGGATAGCGTCGGGAGCACGGGAACCTATCAGCAGGTTCTTATCTCTGACCCTAGTCTTAGTGGTGGCCTTGGTGGCGTTCAGTGGGCAGACCAGCCTATTATTACAGTCCGAGTTCCTGTGAGCAGCACCGAACTGCTTGCTATTACTACTGCCACTGGCCCTGTAATTGTCGCGGCTCCGGGAGCTGGACTGAGTATTCAGGTTATTTCCGCAGCTATAAGCTACAGCTTCGGTACTCAACTCTACGGTTTTCTTTCCGACCTCGGTCTGTATACCGACTCTGGTTCTTTCCCGCAGTATACCATCCCTGCTGCCGTTATGAACTCACCCAGTAGTGAATTCCGGAACATGGATAGCAACGGGTCATCCGGAAAGCTTAGTAGCAACACCCCATTAGTACTTAGGGGCGGCCCCGACAACGTTTCCTCCGGTGACGGAGACGCCATTTTAGAGGTGGCATACAGGATTGTCTCAATCTAATGCGGGACATCCGTAAGGTTTGTATCGGTCCTGACTACAAGGACTCGATGTGTTATGTGGTGGGTCAGTCCGTACTCGGCAACTCTCATCACATACATCTAATTAAATACAACGATGAGACGGGGGGTATCCTCATCTATATCGAACAGGAGAATGTGGTTATCCTTTGGAAGGAGTTCACTTCGCCTATGCCCATTTCAATAGAATACAACATCAACTTTTGAGAGCTTTAGAGCAGTTTATAGTAAAGGGACACAGATACAATAACACCAAGGGAGACCTCATCGTAAGTACGAGTGAGGAAGACCATCGCTTCGCAAACCGCGAGGGCGAGGTTGTAGCTCTACCCTTAGGTTATGACGGTCCTATTGGTGTGGGCGATACGCTCCTTGTCCACCACAACGTATTCAAGTACTACAACGACATGAAGGGCCGCCAGCAAAGCGGTAGGAGCTTTCTTAAAGACGACCTCTTCCTTGTCGATTTTGACCAGTTCTATATGTTCCGTTCTGAGGGGCCGTGGCGTGCCCATGGCAGGTACTGCTTTGTTGAACCTGTGCCCCCAGAAGATTCAACCATCTTTAAGCCAATAAGTGAGGAGCCGCTGGTAGGTATAATGCGATATCCCAATGGTTATCTTCAGGGTCAAGGAATTGTGTCTGGTGATAAGGTCACCTTCAAGCCTGAAAGCGAGTATGAGTTCATCGTAGACGGGGAAAAGATGTACCGAATGTTCGACCATCAAATCACATGCAAGATTCAAACAAGCTAAAGGAGCGCATTATCGCTGCGGGGCGGATAGCTGTTGAGCAACTTATTAAGGTAGCTCAGGAGGATATCTTAAAGCCGGGAGAGAATGACGACCTTGCTGCCGACAGGCTGAAGAACGCGGCGGCTACAAAGAAGCTGGCCATCTTCGACGCGTTGGAGATTTTGAATCGTATCGACTCTGAGGAGGAGGCATTGGGATTGGCGGAGACATCGACTAAGACGGAAAGCAAGGTGGGTTTTGCAGAGCGACGGTCCAGATAAGCTATATACGGTAGTCGACTCACATGTCTCTAAGGCTGTGGTGTCGAATAAAAACCGTGCTAAGACGTGGTACTACGGCTACAACGAGAAGTACGATATCGTCATCATCTCCAAGACGGGACAGATAGGCAGTATCATAGAAATCAATGGCTTGCGTATCGCGCTTCCCCCTGTAACTAAGGAGCTGGAGGGAAGAAAGTGGGCACGCAAGGAGCTTCCGAAAGTCCTGTCGCGCATCCAAAGCATCTTCCAATGGAACGATATGCCCAACTCCTTTAAATCCAACTGGGTAGACTATATCGAGGGGGAGTTCGACCGCCGTGAGGACGGGCATTGGTTCCTTAACAACGGCGTTCCCACATACATTACTGGCGCCCACTATATGTATTTGCAGTGGACGAGTATCGATGTGGGTTACCCCGATTTCCGTGAGGCCAATAGGATTTTCTTTATCTTCTGGGAGGCGTGTAAAGCTGACTCAAGGAGCTTCGGTATGACGTACCTCAAGATTCGCCGCTCGGGGTTCTCTTTCATGGGGTCTTCGGAGTGCGTTAATACGGGTACGCTGGCTAAAGACTCTCGGGTAGGGATACTTTCAAAGACTGGTTCGGATGCGAAGAAGATGTTTACGGATAAGGTGGTACCCATTGCCAACCGACTTCCGTTTTTCTTCAAGCCGATACAAGACGGTATGGACAAGCCTAAGACGGAGCTGGCTTTCCGTGTTCCAGCGTCTAAGATTACGAAGAAGAATATGTACGATATCGAGGCGGAAGAGATTCTCGGCCTCGACACAACCATAGACTGGAAGAACACCGACGACAACTCCTACGACGGAGAGAAGCTTCTGCTCCTAGTCCATGACGAGAGCGGGAAGTGGGTGAAGCCAAACAATATCCTCAACAACTGGAGGGTAACCAAGACGTGCTTGCGCTTGGGAAGTAAGATTATCGGCAAGTGCCTGATGGGTTCTACGTCGAACGCCTTGGCTAAGGGTGGCTCCAACTTCAAGAAGCTGTACGAAGATTCCGACGCCGCTACGCGCAACGCTAACGGACAGACCAAGAGCGGTATGTACCGCCTGTTCATTCCTATGGAGTACAACATGGAAGGCTTCATCGATGAGTTCGGCCACCCTGTCTTCCGCGCTCTTGAGAAGCCCGTTATGGGCGTGGATGGGATAAAGATTAAGTCTGGCGCCATCGACTACTGGGAGGCCGAGGTAGAGAGTATGAAGAGCGACCCCGATGCGCTCAACGAATTCTACCGGCAGTTCCCTCGTACCGAGTCCCATGCCTTCCGTGACGAGAGTAAGCAGAGCCTCTTCAACCTAACTAAAATCTACCAGCAGATAGACTATGCCGACAGCCTTGTTAAGGAACACTACCTCACCCGTGGTTCGTTCCATTGGGAGAACGGCATTAAAGACTCGCGTGTCATCTTTAGCCCCGATAAGCGAGGACGGTTCAATATATCTTGGACCCCACCTAAGGGTATGCAGAACAGGGTTATAGATAAACGAGGAACGAAGTATGCTGGCAATGAACACATTGGTTCTTTTGGATGTGACTCCTACGACATTAGTGGCACTGTGGGTGGCGGTGGTTCTAACGGTGCTCTTCACGGAATGACGAAGTTCCATATGGACGACGCACCCACCAACGAGTTCTTCTTAGAGTATGTCGCTAGACCGCAGACGGCGGAGATATTTTTTGAGGAGGTACTCATGGCTTGCGTCTTTTATGGTATGCCTATCTTGATAGAGAACAATAAGCCTAGGTTGCTATACCATTTTAAGAACAGGGGTTACCGTGGGTTCTGTATGAACAGGCCCGATAAGCACTACAACAAGCTCTCTAAAACGGAGCGCGAGTTGGGTGGTATCCCCAACAGTTCTGAGGACGTTAAGCAGGCCCATGCCGCAGCTATCGAGAGCTATATCGAGAAGCATGTGGGTATGGATATGGACGGCACGTTCCGCGACCCGGGAGAGATGGGTACTATGCCTTTCCTTAGGACGCTGGAGGACTGGGCCCGATTTGACATCAGCAACAGGACTGCTTTCGACGCCACTATTAGCAGTGGTCTGGCGGTTATGGCGAACCAAAAACACCTCTATATGCCTGAGCAGAAGAAGAGTTCAATAAGCATTACCTTGCCGAGATATAACAATCGTGGGTCAAGAAGCGAACTTCGGGAGTAAATGAAGGATGTCAAGATTAACATTTCTACCGCTGGTTTCCCTAGTCAGTTTGTTTCTGACGCGGAGAAAGCCACGGAGGAGTATGGCCTTATGGTCGGTCAAGCCATCCAGTACGAATGGTTTAGGAAAGACAGCAACCAGTGCCGGTTCTATAACCAGTGGGGTGAGTACAACCGCTTGCGCCTGTATGCCCGTGGTGAGCAAAGCGTAGCCAAGTACAAGAACGAGCTTGCCGTCGACGGCGACCTCTCGTATTTGAATCTGGACTGGACGCCGGTACCTATCCTTCCTAAGTTCGTGGATATCGTAGTCAACGGTATGTCTGAGCGCATCTTCAAGGTCAAGGCTTACGCCCAAGACGCCTTGTCGCAATCCAAGAGGAGTAAGTATCAGGATATGATTGAGGGGCAGATGGTGGCTAAGCCCGTCCTCGATATCATCCAGCAGAAGACTGGCGTCGACCCGTTCACCATGAACCCCGACGACCTGCCTAGTACCGATGAGGAGTTGCAGGTATATATGCAGCTCAACTACAAGCCTGCCATTGAGATTGCTGAGGAGGAAGCCATCAACACCATCCTCGAAGAGAACCACTATGACGACTTGCGCAAGCGCATGGACTACGACCTGACTGTGTTGGGCGTTAGTGTGGCTAAGCACGAGTTCTTGCCCGGCGCTGGCGTTCAGGTCTCGTACGTCGACCCGGCCAATGTGGTATACAGCTACACTGAAGACCCGTACTTCAAGGACTGTTTCTACTGGGGAGAGATTAAGACGCTCCCTATCACGGAGCTCATGAAGATTGACCCCGACCTCACCAACGAGGACTTGGAGGAGATTAGTAAGTACAGCCAAAGCTGGTACGATTACTACAATGTGGCCCAGTACTACGAGAACGATATGTTCTACCGTGATACGGCGACGCTGATGTACTTCAATTATAAGACGACCAAGAAGATTGTCTATAAGAAGAAGAAGCTCGACGGCGACGGGGCTCGTATGATTGAGAAGGACGACCAGTTCAATCCTCCGGACGAGATGATGGAGGAGGGTAACTACGAGAAGGTCGAGAAGACCATCGACGTATGGTACGATGGCGTCATGGTTATGGGCACCAACATCTTGCTGAAGTGGGAGGTGGCCGAGAACATGGTCCGCCCGAAGTCTGCTTCTCAGCATGCGTTGCCCAACTATGTGGCTACGGCACCACGGATGTACAAGGGCGTCATCGAGTCGCTTACGCGGCGTATGATTCCTTTCGCCGACCTCATCCAGATTACGCACCTGAAGCTCCAGCAGGTCATCGCCCGCACCGTTCCTGACGGCGTGTATATCGATGCCGACGGGCTCAACGAGGTCGACCTCGGTACGGGCAACGCATACAGCCCTGAGGACGCGCTCCGGCTGTACTTCCAAACCGGTAGTGTCATCGGAAGGTCATACACTCAGGACGGGGAGTACAACCAAGGCAAGGTCCCTATTCAGGAGCTCAACAGCAACAGCGGTGCGGCTAAGACGCAGATGCTGATTGGCAATATGAATCACTACTTGCAGATGATTCGTGACGTTACGGGACTCAACGAGGCCCGCGACGGCAGTGCCCCCGACCCCCATAGCTTGGTGGGCTTGCAGAAGCTGGCTGCGGCCAATAGCAATACCGCTACGCGACATATCCTCGACGGGAGCTTGTTCATGTTCCGGTCTTTGGCTGAGGCCCTCACATACCGTATTAGCGATATCCTTGAGTACGCTGACTTTAAGGACGAGTTTGTAAACCAGATTGGTAAGTACAACGTCAGTATTCTGGGTGAGATTAGCGAGTTGTATATCTACGACTTCGGAGTCTTTATTGAGGTCAGCCCTGACGAGGAGCAGCGTGCTCAGCTTGAGGCCAATATTCAAATGGCTTTGAGTAAGGGTGGTATCGACCTTGAAGACGCCATAGATATCCGGGAGATTAAAAACCTGAAGCTCGCTAACCAACTACTCAAGATTAAACGTATCGCAAAGCAAGAGGAGGAGCGTACGTTCCAGCTTCAGCAGCAGCAGATGCAGGCGCAGAACAATATGCAGTCGCAGCAGATGGCGGCGCAGACGGCTATGCAGAAGATTCAAGCTGAGGCCCAGAGCAAGATGCAGGTCAAGCAGGCTGAGGTTGCTTTCGAGATTGAGAAGATGCAGGCTGAGGCTCAGGCTAAGGCACAGCTTAT